TTGGGGTGAGTGAGGCGCGCTTTGAAGGCCGCGCAGTGACGATGCTGCTGATTGATCAAAAGGGGTCTCGGGTGCGTCCTGTGTGCCGCCAGCACGCATACGTTGGCAAGGGTTGTCCCAAGTGCCGTGCTGAACGGGAGCGTAGTTCGCGGGCCGCACGGGAGTTTATGTCCGCAGTCTACGAAGCCAAACGTGTGGTCGCTGGGGGCACCCGGTGAAACACGCCTCTTATCTATATAAGAGTACGGGTGACAAAAATGTCACCTCCGGCATGACAAAAATGTCACCCCAGGAGCGAGCCAAAGCGCTGCTTCACGGTAGGCCGATGAACGTGGAGGCGCTTTGGGGTAAGGTTCCGCTTCTCGGTATTGTCGATGACAATCTCAGCCACTTTGCGTTCCGGGTGCTTGCGCTGTTTTCGGTAAAGCCTCTTTCTGGCGACGTGATCGAATTGAGCCACAAAGAGATCGCCGAGGCTATGACGTGTTCTGAGCGTCAGGCAATCCGCGTAGTGGCCGAACTGGAGCGTGCCGAGTACGTCGAAGTTTCCAGGCGGCACAACATCCGCAATTCGTACCGGCTAAATCTTGCCAACACGGGAGCGGTCCCTTCCATCCCGGCTGGAGCCGTCCAGGCGGTGGCTCTCAAGGCGCCAAATGCAGCCGTGAAGTGCGGGCGTTGCCGCAAACCGTGTCGTCGAGTCGGCAACGCTGGTTGGTGCCGATCCTGTGTTGAAACTTCCGAGCTTGCGGTGCGGGTAGAATCCGCTCGTGCCGAGGTGGGTCAGGACGCGACTCCAGAGCAACTCGCGGCGCACCTCAAGAACGCGCGGCTGGCACAGAGAATTCGTCGCATTTTGGAAAAGTCGGAGCGTGCAGCATGAAAGCCGTTGGCGGAGTGAAAGCAAAAGCGAGGAGCGTCTGATGGCGAAGCGAAAAGCAGACAGCGCGCCGGAGGCGGCGCCGGTGATTTGGCAGAACCGAATCACTCGCTACGGCGAAAAGGCGCCTGACCAATTGCTGGCGAATGACAAGAATTGGCGGACCCATCCGCAGGCTCAACAGGACGCGCTTGAAGGCGCGCTCTGCAAAGTCGGTATCGTCCAAAACGTGGTGGTGAACGAGCGCAGCGGGAAGATGATCGACGGCCACCTTCGGGTGCAGATGGCGATCAGCTCTGGACAGCCCACCGTTCCGATCACATACGTGGACCTTTCGGACGAAGAAGAAGCGCTGATCCTCGCCACAATTGACCCGGTTACTGGGCTTGCCGGGACGGACCAGAAGCTGCTTGATTCCCTCATCACGGACATCCGTCTGAGCGATCTGGGCATGGAATTGGGGATGGGATTGAATGACCTGCTGAATAGCCTTTCGCCCGACCCGGCACTGGCGGCCGCGGAGGGCGAGGACGAGGTGCCGGCGATCCCGGAGAATCCGGTATCGCGACTGGGTGACCTTTGGCTTCTGGGCGGCCACGTCGTATGTCCGCATTGCGGGACGGTGAACGATGCCTGAGTGCCGTTGCAGGAAATGCGGGAAGCAGTTTGATGCGCCGTTGCAGGCAAAGCACCGTTTGCTCTGCGGGGATGCGCGCAACCGCGAAGACGTGGAACGCTTATTCGCTGGCGCCAAGGCCAACGTTGTGATCACATCCCCTCCCTATGCCAGCCAAAGGAAGTATGACGAATCGAGCGACTTCCGGCCGATTCCGCCTGATCAGTACGTGGAGTGGTTCCGGGACGTGGCGATGAACATAGCAGGAGTCCTGGCTCCAGGTGGATCGTTTCTCTTGAATATCAAAGAGCATGCAGACGATGGACAGCGGAGTCTGTACGTAAAGGATTTGACACTGGCCCACGTCCGGCAGTGGGGCTGGCGGTTTGTGGACGAACTCTGCTGGCGGAAAACAGACGAAGGCGTGCCGGGCGGCTGGCCGAACCGGTTCAAGAACGCGTGGGAGCCGGTCTTTCACTTCACCAGGGACGAAACGATTAAGTTCAATCCCGCTGCCGTCAGCCACCTTTCGGACGATTGTTTCGAGTACTCGCCGAACAATCCCAAATCAACCAGCGGCTCGGGATTGCTTGGATCTGGCAAGCGCGGCGGAATGGCGGCCGAACAATCCGCCACGGGTGCAGCCATGCAAAAGACCCGGCAGTCTGACGAGCAAGGGCGATTCGCTGGGTTAGCCCGCCCCTCTAATGTGATCGAAGCCAAATCAGAAAGCGGGCAGGGCTCCCACTCCGCACCGTTCCCTCGCGCCCTCGTGGAATTCTTCGTGAAAGCCTTCTCCGACGTCGGCGACATCATTTTCGACTGCTTCATGGGATCGGGGACCAGCATGGCTGCGGCGCACGTCTTGGGTCGCAGTGGTTACGGCTGCGAGATCTCGCCCGCCTACTGCGATGTCATTGTGCGCAGGATGATCAACCTGGGCGCCGGATCGGTAGTGCTGGAATCCACCGGCCAGTCGTTTGATGAAGTCGCCATCGAGCGCACAGGAGTGCCCGCCTGATGGAACGCGCATGCACCTGCACGAAGTGCGGCAAGGAGTTCACCGCGCCGGTCCAAGGCCAGCATAAAGTCCTATGCGGCGACTCCACCAGCGCGGAGGCCGTGACGCGGCTGCTGTCGCCAGCGTCGGGCATTCCTCAGCCGTTCCTGATGGTCACCGACCCTCCGTATGGGGTGGAGTATGACCCGGAGTGGCGCGCGGAACACGATGGGGGCGGCCGGCATGCGACCGGCAAGGTTGCAAATGACGACCGGATCGACTGGGCCCCGGCCTATGCGCTATTCCCCGGGCACGTGATGTACGTTTGGCACGCCGGGGTGTATGCCGCCGAGGTAGCGGTCGGGATTCTTGCCACACGCTTCCAGATTCGCGGCCAGATCATCTGGCGCAAGCAGCACTTTGTATTCAGCCGCGGCGCTTATCACTGGCAACACGAGCCCTGCTGGTATGCGGTGCGAAAGGGGCAATCGGCCCATTGGCGGGGCGACCGCACGCAATCAACTGTTTGGGATGTGCCAAACGCAAATCCGCACGGCGGATCCGGGCAAGCGGAGCAGACCGGCCACGGCACCCAGAAGCCCGTCGAGTTGATGCGCCGCCCCATCCTGAACCACACCGTCAAGGGCGAGGCAGTCTACGATGGCTTCCTCGGCAGCGGCAGCACCCTGATAGCGGCCGAACTCACCGAGCGCATCTGCTACGGCCTGGAGATCGACCCCCGCTACGTTGATGTCATCTGCCAAAGGTGGATGGCGATCACCGGGAGACAGGCCACCCTGGAAAGCGACGGGCGCACCTTCGCAGAGATCCAGGCCGAGCGCGTGGTGGTGGCGGCATGACGGACATCGAGCGCTGCGACAAAGAGATCGCCGAAGCTGAGGCGATGCTGCGCGCCGGACACCGTGAGGTGGCAGGGCTTCTCTTGCAGCTTATGGACTGGTCGATCGAGCGACGGCTGTTATCCGGCCGAGGCACTCTCCTCAAACCCGACGGCAAGCGCGGCGAGCGGATGGAGGCGACGTGGGCTTGAGGGGACCTCCTCCGAAACCGACCCGCATGCGCATCCTCGAAGGGAATCGCGGGCGCCGCCCGCTGCCTGCCAACGAGCCGCAGTACCCGCCGGGTGTGCCGGAACGGCCGAGCGGCATGAGCGCGGGCGCGCGGAGAATCTGGGACACGCTGGTAGGCGAGATGGCGGCATCTGGCGTACTGCGCACCGTGGATGCGTTGGCTCTCATGCAGCTCTGCGAGGACCAGGCGATGTTGGACACGCTGCGCAAGGGCATGGCCGAGATGACGCAGGAGATTTCGAAGAAGGCGAAGGAAAAGAAGATGGAACTTCCAGGCGGCCCCCTCATTCAACTGAGCCGCACCATCGAAGGCCGTCGGACGCTGAGCACCATCCGGGAGTTGTCGGCGCAGATCATTGTGCAGCGCCGGGAATTCGGCCTCACGCCCGCTTCCAATGGCCGGGTACAGATGGCGGGGGGGCCTGGTTCAGGCTTTATGGACCCTCTGGAGCAGGCCCTGTGTGGCTGATTACCGGCCCGAGACCTGCGCGTACTGTCAGACCGACACCTGGTGCGAGATCCGCGCCAACGGCAAGCCGCAGTGCCGGGCGTGCAAGGTAGAGCGGTTCTTCGCGAGAATTCTCTATCCGCCGCTCGGTTACCGGCTGCTCGCCTGGCAGCGCAAGGTCCTACGCGATATCTACGGAACGGTGTCACCAGAGGATGGCCGGCGGCGGTATCGTTCCGCCTACATCTCGGTCGGGAAGAAAAACGGCAAATCGTTTTTGATCGGCGGCCTGCCGCTTTATCACCTGCTCATGGAAGACGAGCGCAACCCGGAAGCATACGGCGCCGCGGCGGCCAAGGACCAGGCCGGACTGGTGTTCAAGGCCGCGGCGCAATTGGTGGCGGCCAACCCGCATCTCCAGGCTCGCCTTAAAGTGCTGCCCTCGACAAAGCGAATCCTGCGGTACGACGGCGGTGGTTTCTATGCCGTCCTCTCAGCGGATGGCGACCTACAAGACGGCATCGAGCCGAGCTTGGCGATCCGGGACGAGGTGCACCGCTGGAAGACGTTACGCGCGGAAACCCTGCGCGACGTTCTCGTCAAGGGGCAGATCTCGCGCGTGGAGCCGCTGGATATCGGCATCACCACGGCCGGCGCGGAATACGAGTCCCAGCTCTGGTGGCGCGAGTATCAGCAGGCCAAAAAGGTGCTCGATGGCTCGCTACACTCTGACACGTTCTACGCGGCCATCTGGGAGGCTGATGTTAAACGCATCGAGAGCGACCCGGAATACTGGAAGTCCCGAGAGGCGCGGATCGCCGCCAACCCCAGCCATGAGGATCTCGGCGGGTTCCTCAAGGATTCGGCCATCGTGGGCGAGCTGGAAAAGGCGCTGGCCGAGCCTTCCGAGCGATCGAAGTATCTGCGCTACCACCTCAACGTGCCGCTCAAGGCGGCGGAGGATCCGGTTATCGACATGGCGAAATGGCAGCAGTGCGGTGGCGGCGTGGACATGCGCGAATGGCCCGAGTACGACTTCGATCTGCTGATCCGCAAGTGGGGGCTTGTGGACAAGCCGTGCTGGGCTGGCGTGGATGCTTCCTGGACCACGGATCTCACCGCGGTGGTGTTCGTCTTCCCGCCGTTTGACGGAGGGGAAACCTGGACGCTGCTGCCCTTCTTCTGGATGCCCCAGGAGCGCGTGGCGGAGCTCGAACGGGTGTGTCGGGTTCCGTACTCGACCTGGATCAGGCAGGGTTTCATCGAGGCCACCGCCGGCAACGGGATCGACATGCGCGCGGTCAAGCAACGGATTCACTGGGGCCGCGAACTGTTCGAGCTTCGCGAGATGCCGTTCGATCGCTTCAACTTCCGGACGCAGGCGATGGAGTTGCTCGACGAGGGTATCGAGGCGGTAGAAATAACGCAGAGCTTCTTGCACCTGAGCCACCCAACCAAGTTTCTGTTGAGCGCGTATGTGGACCAGAAAATCCGCCACGGCAATAACCCGGTGCTCAACTGGATGGCCAGTTGCCTGCAATTGCAGTACGACCACAAAGACAACGTACAACCGTCCAAGCCCGAGCGTGGGAAGTCGGCAAAGCGCATCGACGGAATCGCGGCGACGGTGACGGC